TTAGTCAAAGATATGCAGTTGCCGATCTTGGATTTGAATTTAGAGAGGCAAGATATCAAGATACAAAAAATAGACAGAACTCAACTGAAATGGATTTGACTGACATTAGTCAAAAAGATACTTATGAGATGTGGAATGAGTATCAAAAAAGACTTTCCGAGATGTCATCAAAGTTCTACAACTGGGCAATAGCAAATGGTATTGCCAAAGAAGTTGCGCGCTCAGTTCTTCCTGAAGGATTAGTTCTAACTCGCATGTACATGAAGGGATCCCTTCGTTCTTGGGTCCACTATATAGAACTACGTTCGGCGAACGGAACTCAAAAAGAACATAGACTAATAGCCATAGAGGCTGCAAAGGTAATATCTCAGGTATTTCCTATCGATAAAATTATTTCAACCAATAATCAATAAAGAGGCATGAGATGAGTAATTCACTCCCAACACAGTATCAATCTTTTATCCATCTTTCACGATATTCAAGATGGTTGCCAGACAAGAATAGAAGAGAAACTTGGTTTGAAACTGTCGGTCGTTACTTTGATTTCTTTGAAGAACACCTAAAGGAAGTTTGCAATTACAAGGTCAAGCCAGAAGAACGTCGTGAACTGGAAGACGCTGTTCTCAGCCTTGAGATCATGCCATCGATGCGTTGCTTGATGACTGCTGGGGAAGCATTGAAACGCGAGAACGTATCTGGATATAATTGTTCATATGTTGCTGTTGATTCTCCACGTTCGTTTGATGAAATCTTATATATTCTCATGAATGGTACTGGTGTTGGTTTCTCTGTTGAACAGAAATATACCGATCAACTTCCTATCATCGCTGAAGATTTTTTTGAGACAGACACTACTGTAGTAGTCGGCGATAGCAAGTTGGGATGGGCAAAAGCATTAAAAGAAATCATTCATCTTCTTTATGGTGGTCAGATTCCACGTTGGGATGTATCAAAAGTAAGACCTGCTGGCGCGCCTCTAAAAACTTTCGGCGGACGTGCATCTGGACCAGAGCCTCTTGTTGCTCTATTTGAATTTGTTTCTCGGATTTTCAAAAATGCTGCGGGTCGCAAGCTGACTTCTCTTGAATGTCACGACATCGTATGCAAGATCGCAGAAATCGTTGTTGTTGGTGGTGTTCGTCGTTCAGCCCTTATTTCATTGTCGGATCTTTCTGATGACGGTATGCGTACTGCCAAGTCGGGTATGTGGTGGGAAAACAATCCACAGCGCGCACTAGCAAACAATTCATTCGTCGCAAAGCGCAAGCCCGACATGTCTGTATTCATGAAGGAGTGGTTTGCACTTTATGAATCAAAGTCGGGTGAGCGAGGAATCTTCTCGCGCACAGCTTCACAGAGCCAAGCAAAGAAGTATGGTCGTCGCAATCCAGATTTTGAATTTGGAACAAATCCTTGCTCAGAAATCATTCTTCGTAATCGTGAATTCTGCAATCTGACGGAAGTGGTTGTTCGCGCAAATGATAGCGCAGTCGATCTTCATCGCAAGATCAGACTTGCAACTATTCTTGGTACATGGCAATCAACATTGACGAACTTCAAGTATCTTCGCAATACATGGAAGAACAATTGCGATGAAGAAAGATTGCTTGGCGTATCATTGACTGGTATCATGGACAACGAGATCACGAACGGCAAGAAGGGTCGTGAAGAACTGCGTTCGACATTGAATGCTATTCGCACTCATGCAGTCACTACAAATACTGAATGGGCAAAGAAGCTAGGCATTCCTCGTTCAGCAGCCATCACTTGTGTAAAGCCATCTGGAACTGTATCACAGCTTGTTGACTCGGCATCGGGTATTCACGCTCGTCATGCACCATATTACATTCGCACGGTTCGTGCTGACAAGAAAGACCCATTGGCCAAGATGATGGTTGATGCAGGATTTCCTGTTGAAGACGATGTGATGAAGCCTGATCACACATATGTCTTTGCATTCCCAATGAAGACGCCAGAAAATGCAGTATTTCGTAAAGACATGACTGCGATTGAACAACTTGAATTGTGGCTTGAGTATCAGCGTCATTTCTGTGAACACAAGCCTTCTGTCACTATTTCCGTGAAGGAAGAAGAGTGGATGGAAGTCGGTGCATGGGTCTATGAGCATTTTGATGAAATGTCTGGTGTTTCATTCTTGCCGTTCTCTGACCATGTGTACAAGCAGGCACCTTATCAAGATTGCACCAAGGAAGAATATGAAGCAATGTTGGCAAAAATGCCAAAGAATGTTGACTGGAGCAAGCTATCAGAGTATGAAAAGCGTGATACGACAACTGGAACTCAGGAGCTTTCGTGTACTGCAGGATCATGTGAGGTGGTGTGATGGAGAGAACACTACAATGCGTATCATGCGACTCTGAATACACTATAGAATATGATGAGGATGCAGTAACGGGCAAGGATTGCTATTGCCCGTTCTGCGGCCATATGTATGACTTTGATGATGCCGAAGAAGATGATTCCTGGAATGAGGAAGAAGAATAAATAGTCAATATATCTCAATTCTAGAGAGAGAGAATCATGGACGACTCATCAATTCAATATAGAATTCGTTTGGCACAGATCAATGGCATCAAGCTGGATGAAGCAAAAGAAAAAGATTGGGAACAACCTAAACAGGATGATTCATATCATAACATGGAACGTGCATCTGCTATACAGTTATACCATGATGAAATGAGAAACAATACTAGAAACGGCTTACCAAGCCGTACAGCACATATAGAAGCCATGGATGCTGTAGAGAATGAGCATGGTAAATCCGGATTAGATCATCTGCATGGTCATTTTTCGGAGCTAGAATTGAATCGTAATTCTGAAGAAAACAAATAATTTTGGAGAGAACCATGGACGACTCATCAATTCAATATAGAATTCGTTTGGCACAGATCAATGGCATCAAGCTGGATGAAGCATCTATGTCGCCAGCTGAGCGTCGCGCAGCGACTGCTAAACGGTTGGCCGACGTTGCACACACATATCATAGTTCAATGATAACTAGTCTTCAAAATGGTCATACATCATCTGACGCACATTTAAAGGCTATCGATGCCGTTACCGAAAAACACGGCCAGCGAGGATTAAATCATCTTCATAAGCATGTATCTCAACTTGGACCCGTTCACAGCGCACATCAATTCGATCAGCTAGAAAAAGCAGGTCTCCTCAAGCCCAGACGATGATCAATATGCTTTAATTCTAAGGAGAGAATCATGGACGACACATTAAATCAATTCAGACGCCGTTTGGCGCAGATCAATGGTATCAATCTAAATGAAAATAGTGATTTATTTAAAAAATCTGTACTAAGAACATATTACGACACGATGAAAAAGAATGCACGTAATCGAGACATGGCGCATGAATTAAGTATAGCAGCAGTTCAAGAAAAACATGGTTCTCGCGGACTTGAGCATATTGAAAAACATCTAGATGCTCAAGATCATTATGAACTAAACAACTGATATAAAATCTGTACATATATAATGTATGGATTATGAAAACCCCTGGCTTCTAAACGAACAAATCTTTACATCAGAAATGATTGCAGCCCACGTGGGGTTTGTGTACAAAATCACAAATCTTCATGATGGGCGTTTTTATATTGGTAAAAAACTCTTTACCCGTGCTGGCAGAAAGCAAGTCAAGGGCAAGAAGAAGAAGATTCGCGTGGAATCTGATTGGAAGAAATACTATTCATCATCAGAAGAATTGAATGCGGATGTACAAAAGCTAGGCATTCACAAGTTTCGTAGAGAGATATTGAGATTGTGCAAATCTAGAGGCGAGTTAAACTATTTTGAAGCCAAATATCAATTTTCCATGGATGCTCTAGAGTCTGACAACTTTTATAATAATCTAATCATGGTTAGAGTTCATAGATCCCATCTCAAGTTTCTCAAGACTTAGTTTTCTCTCCAAAGCCTGTCTTTTGGATACAATGCAAGATAAGAAGAAATACACAGTTACATTCAACTTCAACACTATAAATATATCGTTCCAATAGTGACTTGTCAAGGGAAAAGTTATGGAATATTTTTATTATGATGATCTTGGTCAAAAATACTATAATAAGTTTGACGCTCTTAGATCTAAAAGAGACGTTGCATTATACTTTTACGACAAAGAATTTTTAGCGTTTGATTGGAAAACTGAGCCTAGAGAATCGTTGTCAGAACTTTACAAGCTCAGGGCGCAACAATTGCGTGAAAAGTATGAGTATTTGATACTGGCATATTCTGGCGGAATAGATTCTACTAATATGCTTGAGAGTTTTTACTACAACAATATTCATATAGATGAAATAATTCTAGTTGGCGCTTTTTCACAAGATTCATATCATGGTTCAGATGAGAATCATAATGGAGAAATTTATCACAATTGTATTCCAACTTTACAAATGATGAATTTGAAAAACACGAAAATAACTTATCATGACTATACGAAGCTATATGATACTCCAGAAAAATTTGTTTCATATAATAACATGGATAAAAAGTATCAAATCATAGATAATTGGTTTAGTCCACATAATAGATGGTGGGAAACTCCGGCGCTAATCAATTCAAATGCCAATAGAAAAAAAGTAGGTTTAATTCTGGGTGTTGACAAACCAAATTTCTCAAAAGAGGGATTTGATTGCTATTTCTTTTTCAACACGTTGTCAATTAGTTCTTTAGGCAATTACACTTTTTACAATCAAAATAATGATGGTGTCACTAGGGATTTTTTTTATTGGTCGCCGGAAATGCCAAAAATAGTGTGCAAACAAATGCACACTATACATAATTTCTATTTGGAATATGTTGTACTCAAGGAAAAGATAAGTAAAGATGCTTTTTTTGAAGCAAAGAATTATTGGAAAATATTAGAAAAAAGTATCTATCCTTCAATAATAAATCCCTTAAAATTTGCATCTAAAAAAAGTAATAATATATTATCTTTTAGAGATAGCTATTTACTAAAAAACAAGAATTCAAAAATTTACGAAGACTACATAAATCAAGTTGTTTGGGCCAGAAAAACTTTTCCGAAAGTTATGATGAAAAATGGAAATTATCAAGATAAAAACGATATTTTTAGTCGCAAGTATTTTATCAATTAGTTCGTTTGCTTTTTTTGCAAAAGCGCAATCTTTTTTTGAACCAGCATTAACAATGATTGTGCCTTTTGGTATTGGTGGACCTGCAGATATAATTGCTAGACACATAGAACATGCAATTGAAAAAGATTCAAAGATACGAATTGCTGTAATCAATCAAGGTGGAGCATCAGGTAATATTGGAATGAGATCTTTTTTGCAAAGAAAAAGGTCTCTATTGCTTACAAGTGAAAATATACTTGCAAACAAAAAATATTTGACGGATTCATATCCTAAAGAAATTGAAAATGTTGTGAATCCAATTTATTTTTTTGCCAAAGCACCATTTATTCTATATGGTCATGATAGATTTCAGACAATAGATGATTTGATTAATGAATCCAATCGTAGACCTATAATATTTGGGTCTAGTGCTCCGGGTTCTGGTAGTTATGAATCGTTCAATCAGCTGTGTAACGTAAAAAAAATTCTAAAGCAATGTATACGAGTTGCATATGCTTCTTCCGGATCTGCAATTTTTGATCTAATGGCAGGAAGATTAGATGTGTTTGCAAGTTTATATGCAAATCATCAGTCATTTACGTCAATGAACACAGTAAAACCATTACTTGTTCTAAGTCAAACTGAGTTGTCTTCATTGAAAGATATACCATTTTCCCATCAAATCAACATTGATGTTGAAGTCTACAATTGGCATGGTCTTTTTCATAACGGACTATCGGATGAAGAAGTTGATTTAATTAGAAACTCATTGAATAAATATTTCGATCAACAAAAACTAATTGATTTAGGTTATGATATGAAGAATCCTGAACCAAATCAATTTTGGAATGATAAACTAAATGAATTTAACAATTGATTATTTAAAAATATTATTAATAGTGGCTTGAAAATATGATAGACTTAAAAACTACTTGGTATTTTCAATATCAA